CTTGACACTGAACTTAAAATAGGTAACAATTGGTTAGACATGAAGGAGGTAAATTAATCATGGATGATGATGTATTAGAGTCTATGGATGAATATTCTGATGAAGAATACTCAGCCTACTTAGAGTACAAAGAGTTAAAAGATAGATGTATGATAGAACCAACTACATTGTATATAAGTAATAAACACGAGTTCTTTAAGGAGTGGGAATACTTTGCACATGCTGATGGGTTAGAAGTAAAAATGGTAGAAGGAGATACTAGAATATGTTAAGAGATATATTTTTATACTTTTGTTGTGGTGCGACAACTTGCGTGATACTATTTATGATATATTTAATAGTTAGTGCATTTTTTTATTGATTTATTTTTTAAATATGGTATACAACTTTTTTAAAATAGGAGGACAAAAATGTCTGATAATAACATAGTAAATATAAACAACATGTCTGATGAGCAAATAATGCAAGCCATCGGACAAGATGATGGATCTAGTGTAGGTACAAATATACCTAGACTATCTATCAATAGAACACCAGAAGATGACGATGGTAATCAATTACCAGTTGGTCACTTCACTACTTACGATCCTAGCGTTGGACAAAATGTTTATGGTAAGCCTGTAACATTTAGACCATTCATTAGTGCTATGCAATACATGCACTATGATGCTGAGAAAGGTGAGTACATAAATAGATCTATTATATTCAAAAGCTGGAAGGAAGAAGCTATTGATATACTTGGTGGAACTAAATGTGGTAAGATAGCATTTAAGGATAGATCTTCTCTAACACCAGAACAGTTAGAGCAACAAAGAACAATAAGATGTTACAAACTTGTATATGGATTATTGTCATTTACAAATGGTAAAACAGCACAAGGCCATGCTCATAATGTAGAAAATTTACCTATACTTTATAGAGTAACTGGTACAGCTTTTACACCAGTGAGTTCTGCTCTTGATCAATTAAAGAAAAGAAGAAAGTTAATGTTTAACTGTACTTTTTCTTTAGATACTAAAAGACAGAAAAAAGGTGGTAATGTCTATTATGTTCCAGAGATAGGGGTAAATGCAGATGGGAACTTGAAGTTATCTGATAAGGATATGGAAACACTAAAAGTATTTCAAGAGTCTATTGATGCTGAGAACGCTGAAGTTATTGATGCTTATAATAAAGCTAAGAATAACTCACCTAGTAAAAGTGATGAGATAGATGCTAAAGTGGTAGAAGATGTAAGTGAAGATTCTCCAGAGGATATACTAGCATCATAATGAACAGCATACTTTTAAAAGTTCAACAGTATCTTGATAATGTTTCAAAGAGTCCTGTTAAGTTAGACAAACAACTAGTGCAGGAATTTGGTGAGGCGTGTAAAAACGCCTTACTAAAACAGTTTGAAGAACCTAGAAGAGATAAGTTTGAACCTAGAATGTCTAATATTGGAAGACCATTATGTCAGTTGCAGATGGAAGCAAAAGGTGTAAAGGGTGAAGGGCAACCTTACAATGTTAAAATGCGTAATACATTTGGTGATATCATAGAAGCATTATCTATATTTGTTATGAAATCTGCAGGTGTTAATATTTCTAATGAACAAAAAAAAGTTACATATAAATTTGATGGAGAAAAAATTGAGGGTAGACAAGATGTTGAAATTGATGGAAAGGTATGGGATATTAAAAGTGCATCACCATATTCCTTTGAAAAAAAATTTGGAGAGGCAGGAGGATTTAATGAAGTTGTTAGAGAAGATTCATTTGGTTATGCGTCACAAGGATTTTTATATGGAGAAAGTCAATCTAAAAAGTTCGGTGGCTGGATAGCTATTAATAAATCTACAGGTGAATGGACAGTATGTGAAACCCCACTATCTGTAGATGAACATAAACAAAAAGCATTAAATTTAGCTAAAGATAATTTTAATGCATTGAAAGAAGGTAAACCTTTTAAAAGATGCTACGATGATGTGGCTGAAACTTTTAGAACAAAACCTACTGGTAATAGAGTTTTGGGCTTTGTGTGTTCATATTGCCCATACAAACTTCCTTGTTGGGGAAGAGATAAATTGCAGTTGTTACCACAACAGCAATCTAAAGGTAAGAATCCTAAATGGGTTTGGTATACTTCTGTTACAAATCCAAAGGAGGAAACTGGAGAGTTTAGTGGTGGATAGTTTGAGGGGTCTATTCACCATTGACTCTTTAAATATATATAATATGCATTTATATTTTGTAGTGTTTAAAGATAAAAAAGAAAAAGAATATAAACTATTTAGTAATACTATATTTGATGATGAGAGTAAAGCAGATCACTTTGGTAAATCAAGTATGAAAAGAGGGTTTGAACATAAAGTATTAGAATATAATAGTGAAAACCATGATAGGTATTGGAATGAAAGACAAAGATAAATTAAGTTTGATTAACTCTGTTAAGGTTATAGTAGCCCCTTGGCAGAAAGGTTTTACTTGTGGTGTTATTATGGATAGTAAATCTAAAATGAGCACACAAGAATATGAATTATGTTCTACAATAGCTAGAGGCATGATAAAGATGGCAACTACTGATCCTCAC